TCACTAAATTCTATAAAGGAAAAGGTTTAGGAGCACTAATGTACTACATGGTACTGGTTCATTATCGTAACCTATTCTCTGATAATATCCTTTATGAAGGTTCTAGAAACATTTGGTTAAAGAAAATCTATACAGCCGCTGACTTCTTTGGGGCTGAAATAAACGAAGAGTTTTATGTTCCTTTGACTTTTGAGGATGCTAATAATACATCTTTAATGAAAAACCTAGCTGTTGATAGCTACCTAGCTAGTGTAGCTCCAACTAAACAAATGATGAAATTAAAGAAGTACGTTGGGAATTACTCATTATCTACAGGGGAATATGGAATATATGAGACACCATTATCAAGTGATGATTTAACCGATTTAGTTGATGAATCCACCGACTTAAATGACTTATTAGGCAATAAATTATTAATGAATATCATCCCAGCTAACGATAATCCTAAAGCAATTGTGGTCAGTTGTGAGGATGTAGTGGTAGTTATTACCAATAAGTTAAATATATTACCTATTTAATTTTCAACGCTCTAGTCTTTTTTCACACCTTTCCTGGTGAATGTTTGGCTTCCGGGTGAATTGATGTTATATTTAGATATAAATAAATAATTAAAACGTCATGGTAACAGGATTTATGATTATTCTTCTCGGAGCAGTTATTAACCGAGTTATTGAAATAAAGCGAAATGGAGGTGTAACTACATTTCAAAATGAACTAGTTGGATTCTCAACCCATTTAGTATTCTCAATGGCTATTTGGTTCACACTCATGTTCATCATTGCTATCATTGCTTAATAATTAAACACAATAAAGGTTATGGAACAGAAACGTCGCGGTCGCCCACCTGGGGTAAAAAAAGAAGTCAAAGTTGAATTAAACACAACTACTACTGAGCCAAAGAAACGTGGTAGAAAAGCAGTAGAGAAACCAAACATTATTACTCCTGATTCAGTTATGGAAGGAGAAATTGAAGGAACTACTGAGGAAAAGCTAAAGTTCATGGCTATTCAATTAAAACAAATGGATAAGACATTAGATATGGAACCGTACCGAATGGATATCCGTATGAAGAAAAGTGAAACTATTCAAAGGATTTGTTACTTAATTGAAAGTCTTTAACAGGAAGCTTGGCTTTACAGGAAAAGGATATTATATTTAGATATAAATTAAAAAATAAAAGGTTATGGCATTAAACATTCAATCAAACGTTTTTTTGACAGAGTCAGAAATTAAAGAAAAAGCAAGTTCAATCTTCACAACCACTGGTGCTCCAGGTACTAGTGAAAAATATGCTCACATCTCAACTAAACAAATTGTTGAAGATATGGCTAAGTTAGGTTGGGGAGTAGTTGACGCAAAACAAGTACGCGCCCGTAAAGGTGATGGTTATCAAAAACACCTAGTTGTATTCCGTAATAATGATATTGTTATTAATGGAGATGATAACGATAATGCTTTCCCACAGATTCTACTAACTAATAGCCATGATGGTAAAAACGCATTTACTTTCACAGCTGGTTTGTTCCGTTTAGTATGTGAGAATGGTTTGGTTATTTGCTCTAAGGAATTTGAGAATCTTAAGATTCGTCACTATGGATATGATTTTGATGAACTACAAAAAGTAATCAATACTATGGTTAAGTCACTTCCATTGACTGTTGAATCAATGAATGCGTTTAAGAGAAAGACACTTCATCAAGAACAAATTGCTGAGTTTGCTAGAAAAGCAGCTGAGATTCGTTTTGGAGCAGAACAAATTCGAAACATTCAAATTGATTATGATAAATTAGTTGAACCAACACGTCCTGAAGATCAGGGTAGTGATTTGTGGAGTGTATTTAATGTAGTTCAAGAAAAACTAGTACATGGTATGTTTGAATACACATCAGGTAATAAGTTGCGTAAAGCACGTAAAATTAAGAATTTTAAACAAGACCTTGATTTAAATGCTAAATTATATGAACTTGCCGTTGAGTACGCAGCTTAATAGTAAAGCTAAATTAGAGAAATTTATAACTGAAAATTTAGATATAGTTCCCGAAACACACCACCTAGATGAGCTCTGGGTGGTTGTTTCTAGAACATTAGGTAGGGGGATTAATGTAACTAAGGAAAACATTATCGAGTATTATCTAACTTGTGTTAGGTACGATAGCCTAAAAGATTAATCCAGATAGTCAAGTGGCGGAAGAAAGTTATTCCATGGAATGCTTTTGGAAAGACGCGCTAGATGGTTATAGCACTAGGGGTAAAAAAGTCTATGCAAGACAGGATGGTCACTATAATGGCAGCCCGTGAAGGTTCGAATCCTTCCTTGACTACAAATGCTCCCATAGCTCAGTTGGATAGAGCAACAGATTTCTAATCTGTCGGTCTCAGGTTCGAATCCTGATGGGAGTACTACTGTTTATAATATTTATTGTAAACACAACAGTAATGAAAACATTAGTTGCATCACTAGCAATTTTAATTCAGGTTTCATTATATTCTCAAACAATTCCCTCTTCCAAAAGATTCTTAGGTGAAGAATATAGACTATTTCTGTCTGATATAGGCTTGAATAATAATCAAACAGACCAAATATACACAGTTGATTTAGTTGATAAGGTATATGTTATTGAAAGTAATGCTATGAAGTTTGTTTGTGATTTGAAAACAAACACTGCTGAGTTTTATTTTGATAACCAATATGAGACTACTTATAACATCAGATTTTGGGATTGTTATAGTTTTTTTGTTATTGAAATTCCCTCAGCTAAAACCACTTATTACTTCTTTAGAATATATTCTTTAGATAAAACTTGGTAACCAAGAATTCATTCATTATATTCATTCTATATTAGCACCTATAGCTCAGTAGGTTAGAGCAACTGACTCATAATCAGTAGGTCCCTGGTTCGAGCCCAGGTGGGTGCACTAAAAAGTAAGTTATTAAAATAAAGGAGAAACAAATTATGGAAACAATGTATTTCGTTTTAGGTATGCTCTCGATTATTGCAGCTGCTTTTGTAGCTGTAGTTGTTTGGGGTGTAGTTAAGATTAAACAACAACAACAAAGTCTCAATTATATGCAACGTATTATAGATGAGGCACCTCGAGAATTAAATGAAAGATTCAATCATGTATATCGTGACATAGATGATCGCAATAATTATCTTCACAGACGTATAGATGAAACTACTTCATATATCGACTCACGTATAGATAAAGCATTAGGTACAGCCAGTGCTAAACAATTAATTAAAGGATAATAACAATTTCAACTTACTTTTTAGAGCGGCTTTAAGCCGCTTTTTTTCTTGTTATATTATAATATATATGAGATAATAATAAGTGTTATAACCCCAACTTAACCCCACTTATCCATATATTTATATATATGAATATAAACAAAATATTTAGTTTATTTAGTTCTTCTGAAGAGCCTGAAAAGAAAGCTACTGAGGTACAGTTATCAGATAATCCTGTAATTTGGGTTAAAATGTTTAAAAAACTAATCATGAATTATGAAACGTTTTCAAAACAAATGATTCATTTCTTTAAATTATCAGACCCACCTTTGGACACTGATGAAATTGAAAGGGTTAGTAGTTACATGGTTTATGAAAGAGCTTATGAACAGTTAATAAAATTAGATTTACAAAACAAAACCCATTTAGATTGTATTTATCTTCACTCAGATGATGATTTTAAATATGCTTTACATAGTGCTTTAAATTATTATGAGACTCAAGAAGAGTATGAAAAATGTGCTTTTATAAAACAAATATTAGACATAAGTGACTTTTCTTAAAAGTAATTTGGCCCCCGATTTTACTATTAGTATAATATAGATACGGGTTTTAAAGAAAACGTAGTAACGTAACTACAGTTATTAAATAATAAATAGTATGAAACATAGAAACAGTATTTTACATGAACTCAATAAGATTGAGGGAATGACAAATCAACTTAACTTTATTGTTAACCAACAACAGCCGATTGAAGAATATAAAGCAGCCCTAGAGCGTATTAGAGAATCTGTTGAACAAGCTAGAGCTTATGTTGAAAGTGAACCTATTAGTGGTTACGAATTAAATCTTGAAGCACGATGAAATTAACAGCAGAACAAATTCAACAAAACTGGATAGATTTAGAGGAAACTATTAAATCATATATTGATGAACCTCGTCGTTCTCAATTATTAGATTTTTACTCTAAATATTCAGAACGTCTTATGTTAATGCCTGCCGCCCATAAGAAAGAATATCATAATGCTTTCCCAGGTGGTTACATTGATCACGTTCTTCGTGTTGTTGATTGTGCTCTTAAATTAAATGAAGTTTGGGTTGAAATGGGAGTAGATACTTCTACTTACACTAAAGAAGAGTTAGTATTTGCTGCTTTAAACCACGACTTAGGTAAAATGGGAGATGAGCATCACGAAGCATATATTCCTCAGGATGACCAATGGAGACGAGATAAATTAGGTGAAGACTATAAATTCAATGATCGTTTAGAATTTATGTCAGTACCAGACCGTGGTCTACATTTATTAATGAGTCATGGAATTCAAATGTCTCGTAATGAATGGTTAGCAATTAAATTACATGATGGTTTATATGATGAAGCTAACAAACCATATTTAATGAGTTGGTCTCCCGAAACTAAACCTCGTACTGCTTTAATTTATATTGTTCATCAAGCAGACTTAATGGCTGCTAGAATTGAATTTGAAGGTGAGTGGAATCCTAAATTAAGAGGTGAAGTTAAGAAAGAAAATAATTTTAATATTTCTAAAACAGAAAAGAAATCACCTGTTAAAACTAAAGCTTTAAGTAACATTAAAAGTGATAGTTTAAAAAACATGTTAGATAGTTTATGATAACATTAATTATTATTTTAGGTATATCGGTCGTGATCTTAGGATACACGACCTTTAACCTCCTTAGAAAGAATGAAAAACAAGAAGATGCTCTAAGTAAACAAGAGGAAATTCTTGCTAGTTACTTAACCTACTTGAATCAAATTTCAGGTATTATTGATCATACGGATAAACGTATAAGAGAAATAGACGCTAGAGAAACATTTAAATCTGATGATGAAATTGGTTTCTTTTTTGAAGCGGTAAAACAAATTCAAAATACTCTTAACCAATTTAAAATAAAATAAGACTGTGCTAACTGTGAGTAAACCAAAAACAAATACAATGTATTTTACTCAAGAAACAGAGAATGCTATTATTGAATATAACAATACAGCTGATACTGATTTAAGAAGTAAAATATATCGTGAGCGTATTCATTACGCGTTCTTTAAATTAACAGAGAATATAATCCATACTTTTAAATTCTATTATACTGAGGTTGATAATATTGAAGACTTACAACATGAAGTAATTTCATTTTTATTATCTAAAATCCATTTATTCAACCCAGAAAAAGGAGCTAAAGCATATTCATATTTTGGAACTATTGCTAAACGTTATTTGATTATTTCTAACACTAAAAATTATAAAAAACGTGTAGATAAAGCTCCTATTGAAGAATTAGAATCTGATGAGAAATATAGTTACAATATTGATGACACTCCCGCTAATCAAAAATTAATATTGTTTATTGATGAGTATGTTAATCATTGTACTAATAATATCTATAAACTATTTCCTAAAGATAATGATGCTAAGATAGCTGACGCTATTTTAGAATTATTCCGTAAAAGAGAGAGTATAGACGTATTTAATAAAAAGGCACTATACATTTATATTAGGGAGATAATTGATGTTAAAACCCCTAAAATCACTAAGATAGCTAACAAGTTATATGATGTATTTAAAGAACATTATTATTTTTATTTAGAAAACGGGTATACAAATTTCTAATATTTATATTTATTACTAAACAACTATACCATGAATGGATTAGATAACGTAGTGTTTGGTGGTAAAAAATTTTCTGATATATTAGAAGAGATATATAACAATCAAAAGAAAAAAGAAAAACAAATCTCTGCTCTAATATCAGAGTTAAAACCACTAGTGAATGAAATAGGAGACGCCACTTTAATTGTCCCATTAATTAAAGAATACTTAGAAATAGGTGTTAAAAATGATGAACAATTAATCAAAATGGCTACTATTATCCAACGTGCCATGAGTAATAATGGGACCGCTGAGAATGGTTTTGGTATTTCTGAAGAAGAAAAAGCTCAATTATTAGCTGAAATAGATAAGTTTAAAGAAGATAAGTAATGTCCAAATCTGTAAAATACGGTGCATCTGGACTATCCTTCACAATAGCCCCAAATTCTGATAGGTCTCAAAATATATCCTCACCTGTTGGTATATTTTCTGGGCGAGTTAAAGACATTATTTTAGATGAGAAACATCCTAAATTTAATGAATATGGTGGTTGGAATAGTATAGGAACAGCATTTATTGAAAATACTGTATCACCATCATCTGCTGAGTCTTCATTAAATGAGAATCTCACAGCTGTTATTCCTTATTTTTCTAATATAAAACATTATCCTTTAATAAACGAAATAGTACCTGTATTATATTTAGCTAACTCAGTAGTTGATGAAGATTCATCAGCTGTTTCTCTTTATTATTTACCTACAGTTAATATTTGGAATACTCAAGTTCAAAACGCTATCCCAGCCCAAGAGATTCCAACAGTTAATGATGATAATTATATAAATTCAGTTAATGAAGCTGAGTTAGGATCCCCTAAAAGAATAGTTAATAATTCTTCTGATATTAAATTAGGGAATTCTTTTAATGAAGAAAATTCTATGAATAATCATCCTTTATACCCATATGAGGGTGATATCATATATGAAGGAAGATTTGGTAATTCAATCAGACTAGGCTCAACTGTTAAAAGCCAGTTCACCATGTATCCTAATCTTTGGTCATCAGCTGGTACTCAAGGAGATCCAATATTAATTCTTAGAAATGGACAAAATCTATTATCTAAAACTATATCTAAAACAGGGGATACTGATCCATGGATACCAACTTTAGAAGATATAAACACAGATAGATCTTCTATTTATTTGACTTCAACACAGCAAATCCCAATTACCCCCGCTAGTAATATATATGATTCATATGCTGCTGAAAATCGTCCCCAAAATGTAGATTCATATAATGGTAATCAAATTATTCTGACTTCAAACAGATTAGTATTTAATGCTAGAAATGATTCTATTATATTAAACGCTAATAATTCAATTCATTTATCATCAAATACTTCTGTTAATGTTGATGGTAAAAATAAAATAGTTTTAGCATCACCTAAATTATATTTAGGATCAGCTTTAGGAAAGGAAGGTGTTGAGATTCAATCTGTTGTTTTAGGTGAAAATCTAAATGTATTTCTTAATGACATAGCTGTATTTTTAAATACACTAAGTATAGCATTCAGAACTGCTACTGACTCAGAAGGTGCCCCTATAGTATCATTAAATACTATAGCTGCTGAAGCTGAAATTTTAAGTAAAAACTTGATTCAAGATATTGAAAGCAATAGGTTGTTATCTAAAAACGTTAAAACTGTATAACAAATGGCTGATTCAACTTCATTTTTTCAAGGTAAAATGATTGATGGTGATACTGATAAGGCACTATCAAAAGTTTTAATCACTTTAAAAGCTGAGCCATATTCATCCACTAGTGTAGCCCCAGTTTCATATTCAATAACTGGTTTATATTCTAGTATAAGTTTTGAAGCCACTGTTAGTATTTTAATAACTAATAATGAAAAATCAGCTCAATTAACAGATATTGACGGTTTAGTTTTAAATACTGACCCTGTAGATATATCAACTTCTAATGAAATTTTAATTAAAGAATTAATTAGTAAATATGAGAAAAATTATAGTGTACCTACTGGTACATTCTCATATGAAGAAAAAATAGACAAAGCTCTTGACTCTGAAAAGTATAGTCAAACAACTGAGACAAATGATAAAGGAGAGTGGAGTATATCTGTTCCTACATCTAAAATTAAGAATAAAAAAATAAGTTTATTATTCTCTAAAGAAGGTTATGAATCTAAAAATATTGATAATCCTACTGTAACTAGAACTGAAAGTATTAATTTTAAACCATATGAGATATCTAAAGATCCTATACCTTTTGATCAATTAAAACCTTTAACTCAACAGATATTAAAAGAACAAACTGGTTTAGTTTTAGTTAGAGAAAGAGAATTAGAAAGTTCTTCCTTTCCTCAAGGTGCTAGAACAGCTGGGTGGTGGTATTATAAGGGTAAACCTATCTTTCCAACAGTAGAAGACAAAACAAGAACCAACAAAGTATATGGAGCCACCGCTATACCAGCTAATGGTCCTGACTGGAATGATGGTAAACCATATGATATAACTTTAACTTTTATTAAAGGAGGCACTGGTGGATTAATACCTTATAATATACCATTAAGAGGATTAGGAGCCTACCCAGCTCCTTGGAGTTCATCTGAAACTAGAAATGTGTCTATTGTAATAGCTACATCTCCTGGATCTGTTTCTCTTAGTGGACCTGGTAATTTAGATTTTGGTGGAATAGCGGTTCATGGTGGAGCTAATGAAAGTCATTCTGAAGGATGTGTTATCACATCTGATACTAGAACATTTAATGATAGTTTAAAAGTTTATGATGGTGCTGTTCGAGGTAGAAACAAGCAACCAACTCATGATATGACTCAATTAGTGTATGACAATAGAATAACCACTATATATGTTACTAATGATTTTGA